TAACGATATAAACGCACTTTATAACATGAAAGCTATTCCGCAAGGTTATGAAGTAAGCCATTTCTTAACAAGTCCTAGCAACTGGTTTGGATTAACTAATGTTAAGGGAAGTCGTAAGCATTTTGTAAGACGTCCGCTTAAAGTAAACGTTACAACCGATCCTGTAACTGAAACCATGTCAGTGCTTGCATCAGGTCGTTATTCTTTTGGTATGTTTACTCCTCTTGGAGTAATTGGCTCACAAGGTTCTACTGCTTAAACCTTATAAAAAAAGAAGCACTTAAGCTTTTAAGAATAATGAGCCAAGTGCTTCCATGTTTTGTAAAAGAACTTAAAATTAGGAGAAAATTATGTCCCAATTCTACGAATATAACTGGCCTACACCGGTTGTCAATGGCATATCGCTTTTCCAAGCACTAACTGCAAATATTCCGCTGCTATTAAATGGTTCTTATGTTAACAAAACCACAAGAACAGTTAATTTTATTGATTTCGGTATTGTTCCAAGAGTTACGCTTAATTCAGCTGCCAATCTTTCTGCAATTAATTTTCTTATTACCGGTTATCAGAATGGGGTTTTTATTAGCGAAACTTTAGCAGGACCAAATGCAAATACTGTTACAAGCGTCAACTGCTTTGATACATTACTGCAGATAATTCCAAACACCACTAGCGTTTCTACTATTCAAGTCGGTGTTGCTTCTGTTGGATATTTCCCAATTATCCTATTAAATACTGCCTTAGTTAATACTTCTTCTATAAGCTATGCTTTAAATATCGTAGCAGCAACGGCTAATCCTGCTACTTATCAGGTATTTTTATCGCTAAAGAATAATTTAGGCATGGGCAAATACGATGATTTAACGTCGGCCGCTAATGGTAATTTTGCAGCTTCAGCCGCTGCTGCTACGGCATCTGCATTACTACAGTATAATTCTTTAGCTTCCAATTTACTCATTAAAATTGTCCCTAATAATAATGGCTCGGTTCTAAAATGCCAATTCCTACAATTGTAAGTTAAAGAGGAAGATAAAATGCCGGCAACTAGTGGAAGTTATAGTTTTAATAGCATAAAAGGAGAGCTGATTATCAGAAAGGCCTATGAGTTAATCGGTATGCCCCTTAGTATGGTAACTGCCGAGCAATATAATTCAGCACTTAATATTATCAATTTTATTTTAAGCGATTGGACTAACTCCAATGTTAATTTATGGACGTTAAAACTAGAGTCCGTGTTTTTAACCCCCGGGCAAGCATCCTATCCTTTGCCAAGCAATATTACTAAAGTATTTCAAGTATTCCTAAGAAGTAACACAAGACAGAATTTTGGCGGTACTCCTAGTAACGATGGTTATGGAGGAATTGCTGCTTATGCTTTTGACGGTAATCCGCTGACAAGATGCACACAAACCCAGCAGAATGGTAGTATTTCTTATGATTATGGAGAAGGGGTAACAAAGCAAATCAGTATTATTGGCATTCAAAGTTATGTTTCTAATCGTCCATATAGCTTAGTTTTAGAAGCATCACAGGATACGATAAATTGGTTTCCTGTTTTTACTCCTCCTCCATTATATCCATATCAAGCACATGTAATTTCATGGTTTTATGTACCTGATCCAATTTATGCAAGGGCATATAGAATTAAAGAAACAGGAGGATACACACTCGATATTGAAGAACTTTATTTTAATAGTATAAGCCAGGATACTACCATGAGCGAGGTATCCAGATATGAATATTTAACCTATCCCAATAAATCACAAATCGGTAGACCTACTATTTACTACGTTGATTACCAGCGGACTCCATCCCTGTATATATGGCAGACTGCTGCTCCAATGTATAATTTAATAATGTATAGCGGTCAAAGTAGTATAGAAACACTAGAGAATTACACGCAAAGCGTAGATATCCCATCATATTTTTATACTCCTCTAATATATGGACTCGCTAGCATGCTAGCAGCACAATACGCTCCTGAAAAAGAAGAAGGCTTAAAAATGAGATATCAGGAAACTCTAAATCCGGCAGTGATTAATAATACAACGGAAGTACCACTTAAACTGGAGGTATATGGCAACTAGCTTAAAAGTGATCCCTGTAAATACGCAAATGGGAGATTACGTTAGAAAGGACGTCATTGAACCTATTGGAACTTGTGATTATTCAGGGTTTCCCTTTAGCAGGTCTGATCTAGTTAAACAATATGAATGGCGCGGTAATCAGTTAGTCTGGACGGGAGCAATAGTCGGGCGTCCTTTTGTTGATGAGCCAAACGAGCAGAATAGACCACCGCAAATAAAAGGTGATCCGAAAGCCGTACAAAATCCTCGCCCATTTGGGATAGAGACACCTCAAGGTCCTGAGGCAATTGGTAATAGTTCGCCTGTTATTTTAGAAGATATCAACTTTACAAGTGATGATATCCCCCCTGTTTTACCTGATTTTGCTGGTCAGAGTGTTAGCAATATAGACGCACGAGAGCGTTTGGAATCGTTGCACCAAATTAAGTTCTAAAGTAATGGTTAATAATTTTAATCCTGGTTTTGATAGAGAAAAAGCAGCTTTTATAGCGTTAGCTAATAGAGGAGAAGGATTAACCCCAATTAACTATTTATATGCAAAAGAGGCTAGTTTTGAAAGTATTTTGTCTTCTGTTATTACCGGCGGTACTGCTGAGCTTTATACAATATATGCAACCGGCATTAATTCTGCCAGCATCACTAATACTGAAGATATTATTACTAATAGGTTAAAATGGAGTAATCCCTCTAATGATTATTATGTTGGCTTTACTGCCGGTAATCTAACTCAAAACACCATCTGGAGATTACCGCTGCAGGATGGAAATGACGGACAGGTAATAGCAACAAACGGCAATGGTATTCTATCGTTTATCGATGCTGGTGGAGGATCAGCACCAAAGGATGCTACATATATCTTGCAACAACCAACTTCTGACCTTCCGAATGCTCAAGCCTTAAATCAGCTAAATAATGGTTTAATGAAAAACAAAGACGGCATTATACAAATTGCTGTCCCTGGAGAAGATTATTTAAGTACTACCTTACCTTCAGGAGAATTATTCATAGGGAATAGCTCAAATATTGCCACAGCGCAGCAAACCATTACCATTGATAACCTACCAAACTTAGGAACTGCCGAGATCAATGTACCTAATCCTCTTGATCCAACTAACCCGATTGTTATTTCAGGAGGTAAAATCTGGCACGGCACAGATAGCAATAGACCGGAAGAATCTACGGCTTTATTAGTGTTAGAGGGAGATATTGCCTTAATTAATTTTAGATTCTTTAGTGCTAATTTTATTCTTGGAAAAGGTAACAGCGTACTACAAACATTAATGCCGGGTTCACAATTTCTATCAAATCTACCGGCAGGTTCTTGGATGCAGACGAGCAGCACAGGAACAGGAGCAATTGTTGCTGCTACTATTGCTCAAAATCAGTTATTAATGGGCGGTTTAAATAATGTGCCGGAAGCACGTCAAACTATAGATATTGCTAACCTGCCATCCTTAACTAATGGAAGAGTCTGGCAAGGAGACGCAGCAAATAGACCGGTAGAAGTCCAGTTAAACATTGCTCCAACCGATGCTACATACATAATAAAAACACCTAATGCTACTTTGACTCAGGCTCAAGTTTTAAGTGAGCTTGGAGTTGGAATGGCCAAGATTGTTGCCAGTGGAGCTTTTGCAATTGCGATTGCCGGCGAGGATTATGCAACTATCCAGCAATTAGAAGAAATAGAGCAACAATGCCAGCAGTACGCAGAGGAAGCAGCAACCTCAGCAGGCGAGGCGGCAACAAGTGCAGGTGAAGCTGCCACGTCTGCGGCAGAGGCTACGGGAGCAGCAGGAGAAGCCACCGCCGCTGCCGGTGAAGCTAGTGCTTCAGCAGGAGCTGCAGGAATATCAGCTGGAGCAGCGGCCGGCTCAGCACTTGCTGCCGGGCTTTCAGCAGGTAGTGCATCAAGTTCTGCATCCGATGCTTCTTCTAGTGCCTCTGATGCCAGTCATTCTGCTAGCAGCGCAAGTGGATCGGCAACTAATGCAGCAAACAGTGCTACTGCTGCCCAAACTTACTTAAATACTCTTTTAAACACCGGATTAACTCTGCAAGGAGATGTAACCGGTAGCGGATTATTAAGTACGCCGATTGTTACCACATTTAAACCTAATCCGATATTTACCGGTAATGGCTCAATGACTATGCCTGCAGGTAATAGCACTCAAAGACCGACTACCCTAATTCCCGGAATGATCAGGTTTAATACTTCACTTTGATTTTATGGTAAAATTTATTAATTATAGGAGGAGATTTAAAATGACCGATAACTTAAATGACAAGAATCTAAAAGCACCATTACCGACATCTACTGGAAAACCGGAAATTACTGACGGCACAAACTGGTTTACCCTTGCTACTGAAAACTGGGTTTTAAACACCATGGGTAGCGTTCCCGCAACTCTTGTAGCAACAACAGCTAATTTAACGGCTACTTATGCTAATGGTACTAGTGGAGTCGCGGCTACTTTAACTAATTCAGGAACGCAAAGCACGCTTGTTATTGACGGAGTTACTTTGGCTATAGGTAACAGGGTTTTAGTTAAAGGTCAGACAGCTGCTTTGCAAAATGGAATATATACAGTAACTAATATAGGTGGAACTACTGTAAACTGGGTATTAACAAGAGCTGCCGACTTTGATTCCCCGTCTCAAATGGTTAGAGGTAAGACTATTGATGTAATTAGCGGGACAGTAAATGCCGTAACATCATGGATGTTAACCTCGATTGTTACAACTGTCGGCAGCGATAGCATTACCTTTGCAAGACTTGCAAAAAGTGGGCTAGATACTGTTTTAGGCACAACAAATCAGATTACAGTGACAGTTACTAATAATGTCGCAACCGTTAGTATTAGTTCTAACCCTGTATTGCCTGGCACTGCATCGGTTACTATTCCAACCGGAACAACGCTGCAGAGACCAACTACTTTAACTGCCGGAATGCTCAGATTTAACACCAGTCTGTAGGAGAGCAAGTTAAATAGGTTTAAATAATGAAGCTTGAGTTTTTTGATGGGACTAGCTGGTATAGTGTTGCGAGTGAAAACTTTGTTAATACTAAAGTATTTGATATCAACACAAACACTAGCGGTCAATTAAATATCAATCGTTTAAACGGTTATCCGGCCAGTAGCTCTGTTTATTTAAGAGGCGATGGTACTTGGGCTACTCCCACAGGTAGCGGCACAGTAACCTCTGTAGGTATTGGTGTCGGTAGCGGTTTAACTGTGAGCGGTAGTCCTATTACTACTAGCGGTACTATAACAGTTAGTATCAGCAGTATAGCAATAACACAGATAGCAGGTTACAGTGCTGCTCCTACCGATACTTTTGTTAGAGGCAATAACACCTGGAGTAAGATATATTCAAGTATTATTAATTTTGATACCGATCTTAATAGCGGAGGAAAAAATATCAGTGCTCAAACCGGAACGTTAATTGCCAATAACCTTGCTGCTTATGATTCAGGGGTAATTGTTTGTGGACATGCCCTTAGCATCCAAGACACTGGTACTTATAAACCCTATAATGGCAGTTATGGTTATTTAAATTCCTCCGGTAGTGTTGGTACATCTACAGGGCAGAATCCATACTCAATCAACTGCAATAATAGAGTTAAGGCTTCAGAGTTTAATGCCGTTTCTTCCATTAAAACCAAAAATATTGAATCTTCAGGCAAGTCCATAGAAGAGGAAGCATTAAAGATATTTAGTAATATACCTTTCTTTAAATATAGTTATAAAGATAAAATTAAAAATGGTGAAGGTAGCACTTTTGGTGTTATTGCTGAACCTTTAAAGGAAGTTTTACCTGATTATGTTCTAGAGGACAAAAGTTTTGTCCCTAATATATTACAGTTCTGTCTAATTAAACCGATAACGGAATGTAGCTACCACTTAGTATTTAAAGAAAAATTAACCGATATTGAAGGGAGTAAACTACAGTTAATTTTACTTAATAAATCAGTTGAAGTTGAGATTTTAAAAACTACCCCAAAGCGGTTAACCATTTCCTGTTCTGAAAAACTACCGGGCAACGGATTTGCTTACGGCACTTTTGAAACCTGTCCATCAGTTACTAAAAATAAACTTTTTGAATTATCAATGGTGGTATTAAAAAACACCTTAAAACGTGTAGAGATTCTTGAGAATAAACTTGAATATCTACGATTCATTAATAACAATTAGGAGAATTAAAATGAATACAGCTCTAAAAGACATAAGTACCAACTTAAATGACTTAAAATTAATTACCAGTACCCAAGTTGATCTATCCTATTTTAACAGCCTTGTAAGTAGCGTCTTTAGCGACCCGAGTATATATGCGAGTATCCAATCGGATGTCCAGTTCATTAATCAGATTGGAGGGCAGCTTTTTAACTATTTTACTGCTTCTGACCCAAATACTCAGAAAATATGGTATGTAGCATTAAAATCAGGTTTAAATCAGTCAATTAATGATGCCAATAACCTAATTAGTAAAATTCCGCCCGAGAACCCCAAAGGAGCTGATTTAACAACAGTTTTAAATATTTTTATAACTGATTGTCAGGCTATTTGTAAAATCATACCGCTTAATCAGCATGAGGTAGCGGGCGCAGAACTGGAAGAATTGAATTAGTTAATAGAAATTATGCAAGTAATACGTATCTTATCTTTAGATGGAGGCGGTATTAGAGGGTTATTCTCTGCTACATTTCTAGAGAATTTTTGTAATGATGCCGGGATTAAAGGGAATGAATTATGGAAATATTTTGATATTATTTGCGGAACGAGTATTGGCGGTATTCAAGGCTTAGCTTACTCACATGGTCTATCTCCTACCGACGTTATTAATTTACTAACGACTAATGCAACGAGCATTTTTACTATTAGAGCAGGAGTGAACCCTTTGCAACCTCTTGGTCCAGCAGGGTCTGCTACTTTAGGTACTGTGCTGGCAGTTCCGGGAGTTGATCCTTATATCTACAATCAGCAACCTCTCCGAGATGCTTTAAGTCCTATTTTAGGGACTACTCGCATGTTTCAATTAAAAACTAATACTTTGATTACTGCTGTAGGATTTCAAGGTGGAACAGGACCAAGCACGGATAATGTTAATTTTCCATACGGCGATGTTACAAGTAGCGGGTACTACCAATTTTCTAATGTTTTAATTCCGGGTTTTACTACCGGACAAAATTATGCTTGTATTGATGTTGCTATTGCAACAGGTGCAGCGCCGGTATTTTTTCGTCCGACTCTTATCCAAGGCATGCCTTCTGATACCTTCTTTATTGATGGCGGTTTGTATCAAAACAACCCAACTAGCCTTGGTTATGCATTCTCTAATATATTATTCCCGCAGAATGTTGCAACTTGTATTCTTTCAGTCGGTACTGGATATTCTGATCCTGATATCGAAATAACGACAACATCAGGTAACCTAAAAGTAGCCCCTAATAATGGACTCGGATTACTCGCTAATAGTTTGAATTTAACGTTAAATGGAGCAACAGATGCAGTAGAACTGCAATTTAAACTGATGTCTTTATACAAAGGCGCAACAAATAATCTATCTTACTACAGATTCCAACGTTTTCTTGCAGATCAGGAATTAAGTAAACTCGATAACCCAACACCAGAAGCTATAGCATATTTAAAATCTGAGTCAAACCTCCAATATGGACAGGACGCTATAAAGATACAGCAATTTATTCAAAAATGTAATTTTCAAAAATAATTACATTTATACGATTTTTAAGAGTTATAAGTACTTATATGTTATAATAAAAAAGAAAAAGGAACCATATGGCAGACTTATCAAATATTACCGCTTTAAGCGGTCTTACTATTACCAGTGATCAAACCACTGGAACTAATAATCAGAGCGCTACTTTTGCCGTTAGCAATGTTACCACCGCTCAAAGAGATTTATTACAAAACGTTACTCCTTACATAGTAAATGGAGTAACAGTTAGAATAAAGGAAGGAACTATCATATTTAATATCAGCGTTGATAAATTACAAATGTTTAGAAATGGGGGTTGGGAAAGTGTTACAACAAATATAAGTACCGCTACTGGAGTTGGGTTATCTTCATCTCCTTTTTCCATTCCATCTGGCACGAGAGCTGCAGTTGAGGTAGCTGCTAATCAGGTAAACGGGTTTATATATAATGATACAACCAATAACCAGGTCAGAGGATATATTAATACTGGGTGGATGACTCTATTTACGGTTGCTACTACTGCTACCGGAGTCGGTCTTACTAACGGAGCACCTTTTGTATATCCGTCCGGGCCAAGGGGAAACGTTGAAGTAGCTGCCAACCAAGTCAATGGGTTCACTTATTTTGATGTTACCAACACAGTTCTTAGAACCTATAAAAATGCCTGGCAGACAATTACCTCAGCTTAAAAAGTTAAAAAGCTATTAGCAAATGAACTATAATACTCTTGTTGATCAGATTATAGCTTATGCCAATAGAGGAGGTAGCATTGAATTTGCTGCCGCCATTCCCTATTTTATTGAGATGGGACAGCAGAAAATCTGGAAGGAGCTAAATACCACAGGTTTTCAAAAGGCATTTGACGGTCAGTTTCAGGCAAATAATGCTAATATCTCAAAACCTCCCGATTGGC